CAAAGAAAACAGCAGGTTTTAGATAATGGCAACCTCCGGCACCACAGCATTTAATATGGACCTCACCGAGTTGGTGGAGGAGGCGTTTGAGCGCTGTGGTGCTGAAATGCGCACGGGGTATGACTTTCGCACGGCCCGCAGGTCTTTGAACTTGCTTTTTGCTGACTGGGCCAATCGTGGCATCAACATGTGGACGTTTGAGCAGGGCACAATTCCGCTTGTTGCAGGCACCGCTACGTACGATCTACCGGCTAACACTGTGGATTTGATGGAGCATGTTATCCGCACGGGCGCAGGCTCTGCCTCAACGCAAGCCGACCTGAACATCACCCGTATCAGTGTTTCTACGTACGCCACAATCCCGAACAAGCTGCAGCAAGCCCGACCGATTCAGGTCTGGATTGAGCGACTGCAGCCAAACCCACGGATTACCGTCTGGCCTGTCCCTGACAACACTACGACCTATACGTTTGTGTACTGGCGTCTGGTGCGGATTGACGACGCTGGCAATGGTGTAAACACCATGGATGTGCCATTCCGGTTCTTGAACTGCATGGTAGCCGGTTTGGCGTACTACTTGGCTCTGAAAATCCCCAACGCTGTGCAGCGTCTTGATGTCCTGAAAGCTCAGTACGACGAGGCTTGGGACTTGGCAAGTTCAGAAGACCGTGAGAAAGCTGCGGTTCGATTTGTGCCGCGCCACATGTTTATTGGCGGCGGGGGAACTTAATGCCTAACCGGTTTGCGTCAGGCCCACGGGCCATTGCGATGTGCGACATTTGTGGCTTTCGGTTCAAACTGAAGGAGCTCAAGACGCAGATCGTCAAGACTAAACCTGTCAACGACCGGGTGTGCAAGGAGTGCTGGTCACCAGATCACCCGCAGTTGCAGTTGGGCATGTACCCGGTAGATGACCCGCAAGCGTTGCGCAACCCTCGCAACGACACAACTTACGTCACCTCAGGAACAAACTCAGATGGCTTTCCCAGCCCGGGTAGCCGAGATATTCAGTGGGGTTGGGCACCTGTAGGTGGCTCAAGCTTTTTTGATGCCCTGATGACGCCAAACAACTTGGTGATGCAGGGTTTTGTTGGTACAGTCACGGTAGTGGCAAATTAAGGAGTCCATTATGGCTTTCACAAAATCAGCTGACGGCATCGCCAAAAAAGGTAAAACTGAAGGCAAAAACCTCGGCAACAGCGGCCCGATTGTCAAAGACATGATGGGTGGCAAACCCGGCAAAAGTGGTGGCGGCAAGCGCAACATTGACATGAAGACTATGGGCCGTAATTTGGCTAAAGTCGCAGCACAAAAGCGAGGTTAATCATGGCTAAGTTCAGTCAAAAATTGATGGGCAAAGAGGTTGGCCCTGCCAGCGTTTATGCCGAACCCCACACCATGACCGGCAAAGTCGTTAAGGCCTCAACCAACCCCGGCAAAGAGCCAAATCACAGCCGCGTTGATACCGTGGACATGAGCGTGGGTGCATTCAGCAACAAACCTGAAGGCATGGGCATGAAAACCAGCGGCATCAAAGTCCGTGGTACAGGCGCAGCTACCAAAGGCGTAATGGCTCGCGGTCCAATGGCGTAAAGCGATGACGTACAACGAGCTTGTCACTGCGGTTCAGGACTACTGTGAGAACACGTTTCCCACGGTGGACATGAACACGTTCATCAGGCAGGCTGAACAGCGTATATACAACACTGTTCAGATTGCAAACTTGCGCAAGAACATGACGGGCACGCTGTCGGCAAACAACAAGTATTTGGCTTGCCCCGGAGACTTTCTGTCAGCTTACTCTTTGGCTGTGATCGACGGCAGTGGCAACTATGAGTACTTGCTCAACAAGGATGTCAACTTCATCCGTCAAGCGTACCCAAACCCAACAAGCACTGGCCTACCCAAGTACTACGCCATCTTCGGCCCTGCAACTACGGATGCAACCGAGCTGTCGTTCATTTTGGGCCCAACGCCGGACACCAATTACGGCGTAGAGCTTCACTTCTACTACTACCCCGAGTCCATCGTGACCGCTGGTACGACGTGGCTGGGTGACAACTTCGACTCCGCATTGCTAAACGGAACCATGGTGGAAGCCATTCGGTTTATGAAGGGTGAGGCCGACTTGGTCAAGTTCTACCAAGACATGTACATCCAGTCGATTGCTCTCTTGAAGAACTTGGGTGACGGCAAGCAGCGCATGGATGCGTACCGTGATGGTCAAGTTAAAGTGCAGGTGAGCTGATGGCATTTACACAGACACTGACCACGAGCTTCAAGCAGGAAATTCTGCTGGGGGTCCACGACCTTGACACCGATACGTTGAAGCTGGCGCTGTATACGGCCAACGCTACGCTGGGCGCAGATACCACGGTGTACAGCACTTCCGACGAAGTTACGGGTACGGGGTATTCCGCAGGGGGCAACACTTTGACAGGCGTAACGGTGTTGGTTTCAGGCACTACCGCGTACGTAGATTTTGCGGACACCACATGGAACCCCGCTGGATTTACAACTCGGGGAGCCCTCATTTACAATGCCAGCAAAAGCAACAAAGCTATTGCGGTGTTGGACTTTGGCGCGGATAAAACCGCAACCACAACTTTCACTGTGCAGATGCCCGCAAACACTGCCACTTCAGCGCTTATCCGCATTACATAAGGACCTACCATGTCTCTCGAAAAAGTCAAAACTTCTGATGTCATGTCCAGTGGGGTTGTTGCTGGAACCCGCTCGGGCGAAGATGCAATGGCTCTGGGCTACTTTACCGTCCAGTGCTTTGACAAAGACGGCAAGCTGAAGTGGGAAGCCCAGAACCATAATCTGGTGGTGAACCAAGGACTGCAGTATATGTGCGGCACCGCCTTGACAAGCGTATCTCAGATTACCACTTGGTTCATCGGCCTGTACGGCGCAGGGGCCTCGAACACCCCCGCCGCTGGCGACACAATGGCCTCTCATGCCGGTTGGGTTGAAGTGGTGCCGTATAGCAACGCTACGCGCCCTACTTGCACATTTGCCACGGCCACAACAGCCAACCCATCGGTGGCAACAAACTCGGCCTCTGTTGCCGCGTTCAACATCAACGCCACATCAACCGTTGGTGGTGCGTTCCTTGTGAGCAACAGCACCAAGTCTGGCTCTACCGGCACCTTGTTCTCCGCTGCTGACTTCTCGTCCCCCGGAGATCGCTCCGTAGTTTCTGGCGACACGCTGAACGTGACATACACTTTGAGCTTGGCCGGTTAATACCGGGTGACGCCGTAAGTTTGGTGCAGCACCCGCTACGGCGGGTGTTTGTTTTTGGAGACCGACATGATCAAAATCGACTTTGAATTTGACACAGCATACGGTTTGTTTCGCGATGCCTTGCATCTGCCTGAAGACCACACATTTACTGATAATGAAATCCAAGCCATGAAGCAAGAGCGTGTGGACAACTGGCTTGCTGTTGTTAATGCTCCTCCTGCTGACGAGGTGACAGATGCCTGACCGCTTCTGGGTTGGGGGAACTGCCAACTGGGATGGTACGGCTGGCACTAAGTGGTCTGCCACGTCTGGCGGTGCTGGCGGCGCGTCTGTACCCACATCTGCGGATGATGTGTTTTTTAATGCTGCGTCTGGTGCAGTCACTTGCACAATCTCGACTGGCAACACTGGTGCTAGGGCAATCAATTGCACGGGCTTTACTGGAACACTGGCAGGTACTGCTGCGATTACAGTGTCAGGCAGTGTGACGTTGGTTGCGGGGATGACTTACACGCACACAGGGACAGTTACTTTTGCCGCTACTGGTACGCTGACCACTGCTGGGAAAACTTTCAGTGGAGTAACTATTGCAACAGCAGGGATTACAGTAACGCTGGGGGATGCTTTAAACGTAGGCACACGCACCATAACCCTTACACGTGGTACTTTTACTACAAATAACTTCACAGTTACTGCTGACCTTTTTAGCTCCAGTAACACCAACACCAGAGTAATTAACTTTGGTAGTTCGTCCGTTGTGCTGGGTTCTACTACAACGGCACTTGATTTTTCGACAACTAGCGGGATGACATTTAACCCCGGCACTTCGACAATCAGCATTACAAGCGCAAGTGCAATTTTTAACGGTGGGGGTCGAACATTTGCCACAGTAAACTTCACAAGCACCGCATCAACTACCAGAACGATCAACGGGGCAAACACATTTTCTAATTTGGGTTTTAACGGACGCGCTAACGCAGGTATTGGGGAGGTATTATTTAGTGCAAACCAAACCGTAACAGGAACATTCACAATTGCTCCCGGTGCTGGAGCATCAGCCCGAACTTTCTACCGTTCCAGCGTATTTGGAACAGCCATAACAATCACTGCTGGTACGTTTGCTTCTGGGTCTGCTCATACAGACTTTCAAGACATCATTGCGGGTAGCGCAAGTTTTACCGGGACGGGTTTTGGAGACTGCAAGGGAAATACCGGGATCACATTCCCTGCTGCCAAAACTGTTTATTGGAACGGAACGGGAACTCTTAACTGGGCCGGGTCAGCGCCAGTTTTACCGGCATGGGCTACTACTCTTGGTGGATCGCCTTCTTTTGCAAACTTTCCACTGCCACAAGATACGGCAGTGTTTGGGAGTAGCAACCCAGCCAGCGGAAATACAATAACAATTAGCTCCGATTACAACATCGGCACGATTGATATGTCTGCCCGTACCAGCAACACGATGACGCTGGCAACGGGTACGCAGGAACCTGATATCTACGGTAACTGGATCAACGGCACTGGCACTACGCTGACAGGTACAGGTACGCTGAGGTTTGCGGGTCGTGGCAGCCAGACAATTACGAGTGCAGGCAGGACATTTACACAGGGATTTACCATCAACACTCCCGGTGGATCGGTGACGTTGCAGGACGCCTTTGTTACCAACAGAGCCGTTGCCAATGCCATAGTACTTACGGGCGGCACGTTTGCAGCAAACGGGTACAACGTAACCGCTCAGGGGTTTGACACAAACGCAAACGCTGCGAGAACCGTAAACATAGGAGCAGGCACTTGGACGCTTTCTGGAGCAACGGCTCCGTGGAACGCATCTGTTTCTTCAGGACTAACCGTCGCAGGTACGGGCACTATCAGCTTGACCAGCGCGTCTGCCAAGACCTTTGAGGGCGGCGGTATCCAGACCTACCCAACTCTGAACCAAGGCGGCACGGGTACGTTGACAGTCAACGGCTCCAACAAGTTCGCCAACATCACTGATACAGCGATTGGTAGAGTTCAGTTCACTGGTGGTACTACCAACATCTTTGCTGCGTTCAACCTTGGTGGAACTGTTGGTAATTTGTTGCAGCTTGGCTCGACCAACACCACTCAGGCTACTTTGCAGAAGTCCACTGCATGGCTGATGGGCGCAAACTCTACTGATGGCGGCAACAACACGGGGCTGAGCTTTACGGCTGGTGGAGGGATTGACTACCTGTCGGTGAGTTACATCAACGGCACCGTGGTGGTTCCTACGATTGATGCCTCCATCAACGAATCCACAACTGCGGCTGATTTAATTGCTGGGGCTTTTTTGTTTCCCTGCGCAATTACCGAAACTGGAACGGCCTCTGACACCTTTTCTACTAGATCGACTTTCCGGAGCTCGATTGCCGAAACTGGAACAGCCTCTGACACCTTCTCTACTATAGCGACTTTCCAAGGCTTGATTGCCGAGACCGGAACGGCCTCTGACACCTTTTCTACTATAGCGACTTCCCGAGGTTTGATTACCGAAACTGGGGCGGCCTCTGACGCCGTCTCTACTATAGCGACTTTCGGAAGCTCGATTA